CCTAATGGGTAAATAGTGTAGCATGGGACAAAATAGAACATTCACACAAGGCGTCAGAGCAGCAGCGAAACCCGGAGCTGGTAAAGCGCCTACATATCCAGTACCAGTACTAGCAGTTGTTAAAGCAAATGTCGATCCCATACGCGCAGGAAGAATATGGGTCTTTATAAGTAACAGCAACGCAGTAAATCCAGATGATAGTAATAACTGGGTAGCAGTAAGATTTTTAAGTCCTTTCTTTGGCAGCACTAGAAATGATAGCCCAGATACAGGCGACGGCAATTTTAAAGGCAACCCACATAGCTATGGCATGTGGCAAGCACCACCAGACATAGGAACAACCGTAGTTTGTTTATTTGTCAACGGTGATCCTAATTATGGGTTTTATATAGGTGCATTACCTGAACCTGAAAATTTACAAATGGTGCCCGCTATAGCAGGCAGTGATAACATTGTACCTAATGCGGGTGAAGCTAATAGTTATGGTGGTGCGTTAAGACTTCCTGTTGCTAACATGAATAGCAACGATAAAGCAAAAGCTGACGGTCCGGAATTTATTAACCAACCTAAACCAATACATAGTTATCAAGCAGCGATTATGAATAGACAGGGATTGTTGCGCGATCCCGTTCGTGGTCCAATTAGTTCAAGCGCATTAAGAGAAAGTCCAAGTAGAGTAGGTTGGGGTGTGTCAACTCCCGGTAGACCTATATATGAAGGTGGTTTCGACGATACAAGTATTGCGGATAATTTAGAAGATAGTAAAAATAAACAGTTGCGTGTTGTTGGTCGCAGGGGTGGACATAGTATTGTTATGGATGACGGTGACATTGTAGGTCGCGATCAATTAATTAGAATTCGTTCGGCAGATGGTCACCAAATATTAATGAGTGACGACGCACAAACATTATTCATCATTCATAAAAATGGTCAAAGCTATATTGAATTAGGCAAAGAAGGCACGGTGGATGTATATTCTACAAATAGTGTCAATGTTCGTACACAAGGTGATTTAAACTTACATGCTGATAGAAATATTAATATGCATGCCGCAAAAGATTTTAATCTTTTTGCTGAAAATATTAATGTTCAATCTGTTAAAGCATATAACCAACTAGTTGGCACAGATTATAGAAACAGCACATTTGGTGTACATACTACACAAGTTAAAGGTGCTTATGCAGTTGAAGCAGGTGGTCAAGCCAGTATGGCTGCAGCAGCAGAAGCCTTTGTTAACGGAAGTAAGGTAAATCTAAACAGTGGATCATGCAGCACTAAAGCCAAAGCTGTCAACACATTACCATTAACTAAACATACCGATACATTATATGATAGTGAAAAAGGCTTTCTTGCAGCCCCATTAAAATTAATTAGTATAACCAGTCGTGCACCGGCGCATACGCCTTGGTCTGCTGCTGGCATGGGTGTTAATGTTAAAACAAATCTATCTGCAAATGCTAACTTACCACCTGCACCAAACAATGCAGTAGCAGCAACCAATTCTCAAGCTGCTAGTGCAATATCAAATCCGGTAGCAGCAGCAACAGCAGCAAGTCAACCTGCAGCAAATCAGGTAAGTCAAACTATTGATAAAGGTACAACGAATGCTGTATTAGGATCAATTGCAACATCTGCAAGTACTGGTCCTCTTGCAGGTGCAACAACAACTGGTACAGCTATAGCCAATGTAGACGGTAAAAAAACACTTGGCGTTGGACAATATGCATTACAACCAGACCAATTAGCCGGTTCATTAAAACCAGGCGCAGAAAAATTAGCAGCAAGTCTTGTAGCAGGTGGAGCAAAAGCAACAGCAGCACTATCTCAAAACTTATGGTCAGGTAATCCAGGCAGTGAAAATTTACAATCATTTGTAAACAATGCAGGTGCACAGGCAAATCAAGTAGTTGGGCAATTAAAACAAGCACAAACTGGATTAACACTTGCCGGAGTTATGACAGGCAAGGAATCAGCCACACAGACTGCCGGATTATTGCAATCATCAGTTACACAAGGACTAACAAAAACAATCAATACGCTTAAGGACGCAGCGTCAAATCCATTAGGTGCCGCTGCCGATAAATTACAGGGATTAGGAAATGCAGCTAACGGTGTATTCCAATCAATTGGTAATGGTAATTTTGCTGCAGGATTGGCAGATCAATTAAACGGAGCAATGTCATCGTTAGCAGATTCAGTTGGTGCAATGGCACAAAGCCCTGACATAGCTGCTGCAATAGAACAAAGTAGAGGCACAGCAGCATCAGCATTTTTAGCAATAGCAGCTAGCTTTGCACCTATGAAAGCTGGAGTACCACAAAATCTAACAGCACTGGCTAAAGAATCAGCAGTTAAAACCGCAGCGCAGGCAACAGGCGGAGCTATAGAAGATTTTCAAAAGGGTGCTGCGGGAGTATTGAATAATGCTAAACCTAACTTTAGTGCAGGTTTAAGTCAGGTTACTGGAGTACTTGCAACAGTTGCTTCAAATAGTAAAGTTGGATCAGCTTTAGGGGCAATATCAGGGGCATCTAACGCAATTTCTCAGGGTCAAGGTTTGGTAGGTGGAATTAAAGCAGCAGCATCAGGAGCAGTACAGGGTGCAATTCAAGGTGCAGTTAATAAAACATTAACTAATGCATTAGGCAAAACAGGAGCTGCAATAGCACAAGCTACAGGAGTCAGTGGAGCAATATCTGGAGCAGCAAATCAATTTGTTGGTCAAGTTACACAAAGTGTATCAAACTTTGCATCTCCCGGCGCATTATCTAATGCAACAACTAACTTGCAAAATGATCTAAAATCTGCTGCATTAGGTGCAGGAGCAAAAGCATTGGGTAGTACCGCAAGTACTATCGCAAGCGGAGTAAGTAAATTGCCAGGTGGACAAGAAGCAATTAGTCAAGTTGTTGACGCTAGTGCTAACAAATTGCTAGGCAAATTGCCAGTAGGTACAGAACAGTTAGGAAGCCTAGTCAAGGATCAGTTTACCGCAGCGTTGAATAGCTTACCTCCAGAACCACCGGTATTAGATGACTTAGCTTCATTAGTAGCATCAGGATTAAATCCAGCAGCAGCTGCCCAACTTCAAGCAACAATAGCATCTGCGGGATCAGGTGGCTCAGTACCTGTTAAGGCAGCCACACTAGCATTCAATACTATGGATAGTTCAATTGACGATGCATTAGATAGTTTGTTAGGTGATCCTGCTATACCTAAACCCGTTTATAATAGTAATCCAGATGCACAAAAACAAGCAGGAGCTAAGGTTCAGCTTAGCCTCGACGAAAAATTAGCTGCGGCTACAGAAAGACTCAAGATTTTGAATGAACAAAACGCTGAGTTAGATAAAATTCTAGAAAATAAAAAGGCATATGAAAAAGCTGAAATTACATTACCTCAAGGGGATCCAGAATTAACCACACTTAAGAAAAAATATGACGATAGCTTAAGTGCATATATGTCAACAGTTAAAGCTAAAGATGCCCGTGTAGCAGAGCTAGAAGCCATTGTTAATTCTTAATACATAAATACTTTATGCCTCAGTATATAGGATTCAGTACAAAAGACGCATGTAAACCCAAAACAACCAATGCTATCCCAGGGGTAGACGGAGGGGTTGGTAGTATAGTACAACCTATCGTTTTCGGTAAAAAATATCGCATGGTCGATACTCAATTAGTAGTGCAAGATTTTATAAATGCACTTAATATCCGTCAGGGTGAAAAAGTAGGTCAGCCAGGATATGGTACCACATTGTGGTCATTTGTATTTGAACCTAATACAGCCGATGTACAACAGAAACTAGAAGCAGAAATAAGAAGAGTAGCAAGCTTAGATCCTCGTATACAACTGGGTTATGTACGAGCCTTCCCTCAAGAAAACGGCGTTTTACTAGAAACTAGCGTTGCTGTTACACCATTTAATCAGCCATTAACACTTAATGTGTTTTTTAATGCTAGAAGCAATCGTGCAACTATTCAGTAAACGAAAAAACTCGGTTTTTCTATATTGATAAATACTTTTTTAGAGATAACTTATGGCTACAAGTTCTAGACAAAGTGCTTTATTCGGTGCAAATGATTGGAAGGCAATATATCAAACCTTCCGTGAAGCCGATTTCCGTAGCTATGACTATGAAACCCTTCGTAAGAGTTTTATAGATTATCTGAGAATTTACTACCCAGAAACATATAATGACTTTATAGAAAGTTCAGAGTTCATAGCA